TTTTCTGCAAAGTAATACTTAGTAGTATTACCACCACCTTTAATCAAAAGATGACTGTCACTATTGAAAACAAGTTCTGGATCTGGGTGAAGAGTAATGCCACTCAAAAATTGATTAAGATCATAGATGCCAAAATCTTTAGGAATCTTTTCACTAATCACAGCTTCTGCAAAAATGTTTTTCATCACAGAAATTGTACGAATCTTATTACCACTCTTAAATAAAAGAGACTGATTGATGCTGGCAAAGTTCTTCAGAAGTGAAGCTGTTTTGTCGGAAATTTTCATGGGTTCTTTAAGTTTCATAATCAACGAAATTCAGTCAGACCATTGTCTTTACGGGAATAGTGTCCATCAAAATGGAGCAGTAGCATAGCATAGTGAATCACTTTAAGAAGGTCACGCTTGTTGCGACCATCCTTATCACCATAGCGGCTACCATACTTCAGGATGTTTGCCTGGCAAAAATGTGCGGCAAGATCCTTTGCTGCCATCAGGTCAATCGTTTGAGTGTTCTTATACGCTTCGTTGTGACCACAGTAGTGACTGCTATAAGTTCCAGTCACATAGTCCTGAATATCTTTCAGGATTTTATCTTCATCGTATTTCCAAAGATGATTTTTAGTTTCGTTCATAATAACAGGAATTTTTTCAAGATTTAGGGTTCCATCACCACCATCAGACAAGGTGAATTGGAATTGACTTTCTGAATAGGGATACTCGTCCATAACGATAGGTTCAGTACAATTGTTAGGAATATCGGGGTACATAGAATCTAGATATTCTTGTACCCAGTTATTAGTCATTATATCAGAAAACTTCGTCAGATGCAAATGCCAGCACCATCACAAGGCAACTGGAAATCAGCATCTACCTTATCGTACAGTTCCAAGAAGGACTGTTTAGTTGATTCATCAAAGCGGTTCACGCAAACTTCAATGGCTTTACCACGATTGCCAAAGATGCTATATGCACGAATAATGTGAACCAAACGACGAGTGCTGATGATTTCTTCAACACCACCATCGTAAAAAGTTTTACGAATGTTGTCCGCCCAATCGACCAACAGTTTGCAGAACTCACGATCCTCAACACCCAGTTCCAGAGCAATGCCTTCCAGAATTTTCTGCTCAATTTTAGGAGCAGGATATTCCTGTTCAAAGGTCACAGGGAAACGCTCAAGGAATGCTTCGTTGAGAACATTAGTGCCAATAAAACGACCATCATCAGAACCCTTACCCTTAGTGTTTGCAGTAGCAATCACATTGAAACCAGCAGCAGGCTTCACAAAACGACCAATCTTCTTGAGGAAGACACCCTTTCCTTCTAGCACCGATTGGAGGCAGAGAATTTTGTTTGAGGCGAGGTCAATCTCGTCGAGGAGCAAGATCGCTCCACGCTCCAGTGCTTCGATGACGGGGCCATTATGCCATACAGTAGCACCATCAAGAAGACGGAACCCACCAATAAGGTCATCTTCATCAGTTTCAATTGTAATGTTTACACGAATCAATTCACGACCAAGTTGAGCACATGCTTGCTCAACCGAGAACGTTTTACCATTACCCGAAAGACCCGTAATGAACGCAGGGTAAAAGATACGGGACTGAATAATCTTTTTAATATCACCAAAGTTACCAAACTTGACGAAGGTATCATCTTTATCAGGAATAAGGTTTTGCTCAACAGCAGGCAGAGCAGGAGGTGCTTGATAAGCCTGTTCCATTTTACCAATAACGCTAGGGGTGACTTCCAAATTCCAACGACCACGTTCAGTCTTGTACTGCTCAAGGCGGCGAGTTACAGTCGGATACGAAAGATTTTCCATGGCACAGTAAGCCTTCACGTCTGCAGTAGTAATCTCCGTACCATACAGAGACTTAAGTTTTTCAATCATCTGTGAGTCAGTCATAATAAGTTTGCGAGGCATTTAAAGTGTTGTGGTCAACGGAATGAATATAGTCGAAAAAAAGGGGGCTGTAAAGCCCCCAGTAGACAGTCTTAAAAGTGTCCACTCAACGCATAGATGGGTTTCTTTCAGCAGCACTCATTGATCCATGATCTCTAGGATCATCATCATCTTCTCTATCTCTCTTTTGTTTTTGTCTTTGTTTTTCCATATTTAAATTTTTCTGAGTCTTCAAATCAGCATCAGATCTTAATTGTGCTCTTGCAGTTGGAGAGCCACCTTTTCCCGCTCGTTGCAATTTGTAAAATAATTTAGTCACAGCAGCCTCATCTAAACAAGCCATCATATTTAAAGCTTCTGCATTGGTATTCACAAAACCTTCAGAAACTAAGTACTCTAGAATATCATCAAAATAATCAGCACGATCCTCCCTCATTTTTGTGGTGTATTTTTTACCTTGGAATTCAAACTCAGGCTTACCAGCCTTTTTAGCATCTGCAAAAGCGTTGTCAAATGCTTGGGCAACGGTTCCAACTTTTTTAGGTCCAACAATCTTAGGGCCAACCTTTAAACGGTTTCTAATTTTACCATCCAAATCCTGTGTGTTGTACTTGTTGATGCTGGATTCTGGCTTTGGCTTTTTTTCAGTATCTTTAGCAACAGGAGCAACAGCACTAGCTGCCACACCAGCGGCTGCTGCACCAGCCATAGCTCTTCTAGCTACATTTAAAGCATCAGGACCACCAGTCATTCTAGATGCTTTTGGTCTTACACCAGAGCCAGGAGCAGCCTGAGCAGCAAGTCTTTGAGTTCTAGCATCACCACCAGGGCCTGTAGCTCTGAACGGCATTCCAGCGTCTGTAGGAGTGCGTCTAGGAGCTGTTGGTGTAGATGCTACTGGAGATCTTCCTGCAGGCAATGCGGGTCTAGAAAGAGCAGTGTCAATTTTCTTTTTGAACTGCATTGTTGCATATTTACCAGGAAGTTCTGGGGTAGCTGCTGGTCTTGCAGATCTTGCACTTCTAATTGATGCTGAAGCTGCAGCTCCTCTTACAATAGATTCTGGTTTTGTACCAAGTGCGGTTCCACGAACAAGACCAGCATTTAATCTACCTGCAGAACTTAAAGCATTGATGACACCTCTAATTGCCATCGAACCTTTACCTTCAGTTAGATATTCTGAAATATCTACATCAAGTGCTTCTGATAATTCAAATAAGAAATCTTGAACAAGATTTGTTGAGAGTAAATCTTCAGCAAAAATTTTTGCCTCTTCAAGATCTTCAATGCAATATTGAAGTAACAGACTGGTTAAATCTTCGGAAAGATTATACTCAGTATTATATACTTCGTTATAAGCTTCTAGTAAGTTCATCCCACTATAAAACGTTTTTTTTATTTATAAAAAAAGAAGGGGACTAGCCCCTCAGGCAATAAGTTGAATGAACTCATTAAGAACTTTCTTATTCAGTTTTTTAGAACTCATATATTTTTTGAATGCGTTACGAATTTCAGTTTTTGATGCATTGTCACTAACTTTAAATTCAACATCATTAGATAGAGAATTAGAGGAAATTCCAAAATAAGTGTGGTAACCTTTAGTACGAATGGAGAAGGTTTTTTGTTTTTTCCAATCTGCTTGAAGTTTGTCAAATTCAGATTGATTATGGCGGTGATAGCGTCGCATGAATGATTGCGCTTCGCCAGAAGCAAGAAGACGCATACCGATAAAACTCACATTTGAGTAATGATTGCGAAGATAACGAATAAGCATATCCGTAAACTGAGTGTAACTATCAAGTTCTCTATCACCAGTATAAACATTGCCAGTTTTACGATCACGAAGGAAGCACTTATGGGGATTAAATTGACGAATCCCCATATAAGATTCTTCTTGACGAGTGACAGATACACAATAATTCAGAGGAGAAGCTTCTCCATCAGTGAGAACAAGTGTGTGAACTTTTTGAACTTTATTTTGTTTTTGAAACGCAGGGATAATTTGATTAAGAGCAATCAAAGATTCATTTAAAGGAGTTCCAGAAAGACACAAACGAGTAGGAATCCCATAAGTATTATTCCAATAACGATTACCGAGTTGTCGAACAACACGAAAAATAGCCAGCATTTGTTTATCTAATTCCATTTTTTTAGTTTTGCTAGTAAACAAATTCATCAAGGCAAACTCTGGATGAATAAAAAGATTTCCTTCTTTCTTTTTGTGATGTGGTTTTGGAACTACAGGATGAGAAAAATCATCATAAGTTACACAACGCCATTCATTTGTGAAAGCATAAACCTCAAAAGGAATAGAAACTTTTTTACAGAACCAAATCAAATTATACAGTTGCTTGATCGTATCTTCAATAACTTTATCCATTGAACCAGACCAATCAAGAATAAAGATCAGTCCATGACTTTTGCCATCAGCAAGCGTAGTGACTTTTTTAAAGAGATCTTCATTGTATTTGTAGGTATGAAGTTTAGAGCAGTCCAGAACGCCCGTGCGAGCAGTAGAAGCACGAGCATAAGAATCTGCTGCCTTGCGGCACTCAAACTCTTTAACCAGATAGTTAACTTCTTTCTGTGCAGATTTTTTAAATTCTACATAATCCCGATCAACAAACTTAAATGCGTCTTGGAATTTAGTATGTCCATTTTCAATAAATTGTGCTTCTTGTTTTTTCCAATATTTCTGAAGCACATCATGTACGTCTTGATTTGATGCAATGATGGTTTTAAGATCAAGAGTAGGAAGTTCGATATAAACATTCTCATCCGCCCAAGTGCTGTTATTAGTGAGTTCTTCAATAGCTTCACGAAGACGTTGATCAGTTTTGATTTCTGGAGTATTATGCTCACCACCAACGTCACTAGCTTGAGTTTCTTTTACTTCAGTAGTGGATTCTGAATCCACAGTTTCAGTTTTGTTTTCAGACTCTCCTGCATCTTCAGATTCAACAAGTTCGATCTGTTGCTGATTCTGATCTTCTTCATTTTCTCCAGTCAAAGAAATAGAAGTCTCTACGTTTTCTTCCTTTTCCATTTGGAAAAGTTTATACATTTCTTCTGCTGCAACAAGAACATCAGCAAAAGTTTCACAGGTTTCAATAAGATTAAGCAGGGTTTTTTCGCGCTCAGTAAAATTCACATCAATGAAATTACCCACCTTAAAGTGAAGGTTTACACGGTCAGGTAAACTGTAGGTATTATAATCTTCTTCTCCAATACCAAAGAAATCATCATCCTGAAGTTCTTTGTAACCATTAAACATAGTTTTAGAAAGACCGCCATAACGGCGCTTCATCAGTTTCTCGATGCGAGCATCTTCCACAATGTTCACAAATGAAGGAGGAATTTTGACAACTTCTGTCCAATCTTCATCAGGAGTGTACAAAGCATGTCCCACTTCATGCGCCACCAGCATGTCGTATATGGCGTTAGAAGCCCGTTCCCAGAGCGGTAAGGTCAAAACACGAGTATGGACATTAAAACACGCTGTAGAGACCTTCTTGTGCTCTACAATGAGGTCTTCGGTAGCAAGCAGGCGAGCAAGCTGACCTTTAATTTCGTAGAAAACAGCCATGAGATTTGTTTGAACTGAACCTATAATACGAAAAAGACCCACCTTTCAGTGAGCCCTTGTGACAGTTTTTCAACCGTCCTATTAGGTTTTTAGCTCGTGCCTTTGCTTGACGCATAGCTTGAGGTTTAAGATGGCGTTTCTGCTCCTTGCGAGAGTGATGCTGCCAGTTTGGAGTGTTAGTCATGCTGTCTCCAGTCTTCTGGTTTGTCTTGCGTAAACCATTCTACTATATCATCAACGTTACCAAATCCAGAGATTCCTTTAGATTCGTGTCCAATCCCACCAATATCAAGTTGGTTCAAAAAATCATCCATATCTCCTTCTTGCATCTCTGGGTTTGATGCCGTTCTACGTGCTTGTCTAAGAATCGTTGCTGCGCTTCTATTTGATTTTGCTAACTTCTCTGCCCAAATCATGTCTTCTAAACTTACTTCTTCACCTTCAACAATTTTATTACAAATTGCCTCTAAACGAAGTCTGTATTGTGTAGACAGCATATAGGAATACTATGATTTAAATTATTTAGACTACGCGGCTAAAGCCTTTTACTTTATCAAATTTTATTACGTTCTTAAATTTATCGTGTAATTCTGCTTTGTGAGAGATGACAAAAATATTGACATCTTTAATAACGTAACGAATAATTTTCAAGAACTCATCAGTACCAAATCCATCAAGAGAACTATCAAACACTTCATCCATAATTAATAAATTAGTGTTAACAGAGTTTTTAAGTCTGGCTACTTCTCTCCAAGTAAAAAGAAGAGCCAGATCTATTCTCATCTTTTCTCCTTCACTGAAGGAGGAATACGAAAAGTTTTCGTGAATTGGTGATTTAATTTTTTCATTGAATTCTTCATCAAGACTAAAATTAATGTAGAAGTCAAGCATCTGCAGATACTTATTAACCTGTTGATTAATTAATGGCAGATAATGTTTAATGATTTTAGTTTTTACCCCACCATCTTTGAGAAGAAGATAAATGAAGTCGTAGTAACCTAAGGAGTCTTTTTGTTTGGAAAGATTATTTTGAATTTCACCCAAAGATCTCTGGTATCCTTCTAACTTGTCATGTTCAATATTTTGATTTTCAAGTTGTTCGGTAGTCTTTTGAATTTCTGATTGTAATTCTCGGACTTGTTGTTGGTATCCAGAGATTTTAGTATTGTTGTGAGAAATTTCATGCGTTAAAGATGTTACCTCTTTAGAAAGGGCAATAAATAAACGCTCTCTTTCCTCTTCCTCTTTAATTGCTTTCTCCAGGTCTTCATAGCCTGTTCGCAACTCCTTTGCTTTATTTTGAGCGTTTGCAATTCTATCTAGGCGAAATCTTTCATCAATATTTTGAGTGCAAGTTGGGCAAACCATATTCTCTGTAAAAAACTTGTGCTCATTTGTAATGATTGATACTTTTTGAGAAAGTTTTCCCTTTAAGTTTCCAAGCTTACGAAGCTTCTCTGTGGGATTAGAAAAGTTTTCTAGGTCTTGTGTTATAGAATCTAACTTTTCCTGAGTAATTTTATTGTTAGCAACTGTAACTTCTTCTTGACTAAGCACATCATTAATCTTGGTCATCTTATCATCAATATCTTTTTGACCAAGTTCTTGAAGTTGTGTGATAAAAGATTGTTGCATGGAAATTTTTTCTTCCATGGAATCTTCTTTAAGTTCTAAAATTTTAATTTGATCTTTAGTTGTTTTTAACTTAATCTTAATGACATCATTCATTGATGAAAATATTTTAATGTCGAGAAGATCTTCAATAACTTCTCTACGTCCTGCAGCAGGAAGTTGCATGAAAGGTACAAAACTACTAGAACCTAGGACAACGATTTGAGTAAAAGACTTATAGTTTAGTTTTAAAATATTTTGTTCTAAATGTTTCTGATCATCTTTAGAGTCTGCATTCTGAGGAAGCTTCTCAGTGTTTTTATAAATTTCAAATACAGTTGGCTTCATGCCTCTAACAACTTTATATTCATTGTTAGCAATACTAAATTCAATCTCTACTAAACAATCTTTATCATTTTGAGAATTGATTAGCTGCGGCTTATTAATCTTTCTAAATGGTTTGTTAAAAAGACCAAATGTTAAAGCATCAAGAACTGTAGATTTACCAGCACCATTAGTACCAATAATTAACGTATTTTCAAATTCATTCAATTTAATCTCAGTCCAATGATTGCCTGTGCTGAGAAAATTTTTCCATTTAATCGTCTTGAATGTAATCATGATAATCAGGGGGAATCAATAAATCGTCGGAATTAATAATCAAATAAGTGTAATTGTTTGCTTCGCAAATTTTTATAGTCTTCTTTTCTTCTACTTCTATGACTTCCAACTCTGGATAATCATTTGCTTCTAAAAGACCAACATATCGTTCGGCATCGTCTTCATCAGAAAATAAATAGAGAACTTTTTGTCCGAATTCATTTTCTACTGCATAGAGTCCTTCACTAAAATTGTCTTTTAAAGCTATGACATACATTATCCGACCTCACATGCTTCTCTATAAATTTCCTCTATATGATACATTATTGTTTTTTTGTTTAAAGAGATGTCAGAATCCTCAACATATTTGTTTAGAATTGAAACAGTATCTTCAATTTGAGCAAGATCTACATCATCAACATCGTTAACTGAAAAGTTTTCAATTATCTTAACTTCATGACAATCAGACGCAAGCAACTTATCAAGAAAATGATTATATTTGGCTTGATTTGTTTTCTTGTCAACAATTAACTTAACGTATTTATTTTCACATTCTCTGAAGTCATACAGCTGATGATTTGTATTACTATAATTAATCTTCTTGAAAAGTTCAAATGGATTATTAATTGTAGTTAACTTTAAAGTTTCAGTATCAAAGATGTGAAATCCTCGATTGTCATCACAATCATTCCAATACATTTGATAAGGATTTCCCAGATAAAAAATTTTTCCATTATTAGATCTTGTATGATAGTGTCCAGAAAAAACTCTTTTAAATTTAGAGAAGATTTGAGGATCTAGCCCAGTGTCTTGAACCATTCCACGATACATGGAAAACCCACTCAACTCTAAATGACCCATCGCTACTTTTGCTTTGGTACTATCAATCATTCTCATTGTAAGACTTTCATTTTCTTCGTTAATCCAAGGAATAAAAAGAATTTGAAGATCGCCAACTACAAGTTCAGTTGGTTCATGAATCTTAGTTACATTATCGTATTTGTTTAAAAGAATATCTGCCGTATTAAATTGGTTGGTATTTTTATAGTAGGCAGTATGATTACCAATAACAGTCCAAACCTGGACTTTCATTTTTTCCAATCTATCGTAATAATTTTTCTTTGCCCAATCAAGACTCCACAAATCAATTACTTTACGACTATCAAAAGTATCACCAAGATCAAAAATCATAGAAATGTTTTCTTTCTCTAGCGTTGGAAAAAATACTTCATCGTAAAATTTTTGGAAGTAATCATGGTAAATCTTACTTCCTTTTTTAACGCCAAAATGTTGGTCTGTAATAATAGCTACTTTCATCAGTTATACGTCATTTTTTGACGGACATTACTTTTAATAGTATTGTAATCAGAATCGCTGGAGTCTAAAATATTTCCATCAGAAACAAACACTTCGTCAAATCCAGATTGCTCTAAAATTTTAGTTTTAATATCTAACTGACGCTTTTCTTTCTCAATTCTACGAAGGAATGCATAGTAAATAATTTGAGTAAAGTATGCAAAGGGATTGCCACGATTAATATCAAAGTTATCAATATACTGAACACAGTTTTCCACACCGTCACAAATCATGTCTTCACGGAACATATAGTTGACAAAATTTGGTTTGTATGATAGGTGTGTTGCAATTTTAAGAAAACACTCACCAATGTATCGTGGGATACGTGGTCTTGGGTCACCTCGATCCTTTGCCTTATTGACTGATATTTTGAAGTCAGTCAGTGCCTCAAGGAACTGTTTGTTGTTGACGTAGTGTTCTGCATTAGCCCTTCGTTTAGCCATAATTAGATCCGTTAATGGTCTTATTCTAACATAAAAAGGGGGACTTGACAAGACTCCCAAATATGGCTATAATAACTCTGCTAAGGTTGATAAAAATATCTTTATTAATTATTAGAGGATTTATAGAGTTTCTCTAAGTCTTTTCTGTATTCCTCTAGTTTAGATATGTATCCCATCTTTCTAGTAGGCTTTATCTTACCAGAACCAAACTGTACTTCCTTTACATATTGATCATAGACAGAGATAATCTTTTCATCTGTAACCTCACACATTGTAATAACATCATCCATATCAACAAAGTGCATTGTCTCTCCTGCATATTTAATCCAGGGTTCAACACGTACAACTGTACCTAATGGAGTATCATGTTCTTTCATAACAATAGGATTATCAAGAATTAAAATGATACCAGTATCTTCATCTGATGCACATACGGAAGAGATTACTTCCTCACCTGTTCTTAACTTTATAGATGCTAAGAAATCGTCTTCTATCATTTTTTCATACTAACTGTAACAATTTCATAATTAAATGCTTCTTCATTATAAATTTTAATTCTTTCCATAAGATGATTAAGAGTATAGTTCCTTAAATTTTTTGTTGAAATGTCATCAGAAATATCATAAAGAACAGCTTTTTCTTTTTTATTTCCTTTTCTTAATACTCTACCAATACTTTGAAGATTTCTGATTCTTGATTTGGATGGTGATGCAAAGATTACATTGTGAAGGTTTTTGATGTTGATACCTGTACTGAATGTTCCGTAAGAAGCAATGATTATTGCATTGTTTTCAAGTTCTGTAATTCTTCTTACTTCCTCACGTTCCTCAGCATCGACACCACCATAAACAAAAAATACTTTACGATCATTCGTTATACTACTATTTATTATGTCATAAATTACCCGTCCATGGGTGTTGACCCTACTATAAAGAATCAAAGTATTCCCTTTTAAATCAAGACTTAAATTTTTAATAAAATTATTTCTTTTAGAATGAGAAATTAAATATTGAATCTCATCTTCATAGGTGTTAAACTTTTGAGCTTCATGCTTAAGCAGTAAAATTTTAATATCAAGTTTTGATATATGCCCCTTATCAATCAATTCCTTTGTCTTAGTTACATTGTATGAAGGTCCAAACAAACCCTCTAAAATCCATTTGTGTGTCTGTGTTCCATCCAGTGTTCCAGTAAAACCAAAACGATATTTACAATCTAAAAGTTTGGTCATGATGTCAACCAAAGATTTTGATTTGAATAAATGCGCTTCATCACCAATGACAACATCAAAATCTGAATACCAATTTTTCTCCAACTTGTAGATAGATTGCCAAGTTGTAATTGTTATTGGCATTTCATTGCTCTTTTCTCTTCCAGAATAAATTCTATGACAATAATTTTCAGCATCCCAACCATAGTCTTGGAAATCTTTATACATTTGTTCAACGAGAGAAGTTGTTGGGACAACAATGAGAATTGACATTCCTTTCTCGGCATAATACCTGACAACAGAATAAATCATTAAAGATTTACCAGATGCTGTTGGGGAAATTAATAATCCTCTATTGTACTTCAGAGCCCTGTAAACTGCATTCAGTTGATAATCCCTGGGAGGATACTTTGAAATCTTTTTCATGTAATCTGTGACACCTTCACGAGATATCATGTCATTAATTTCAAATGGCACTCCATAAAATTTACTATCACGAAACTCATAAGTATAATTTAATTTTTCACAAAATGCTATAACTTTATCTAATAATCCAACATAAATTTCTCCTGTATGTGTGGAGAACAATCGTATTTTTCCATCCCAAAATCTTCTACGATATTGGGGCATGAATTTTGCGTTAGGTACTTCAAAGGTAAATCTATCTGAAAGTTCTTGTAATACGTGTGGTTCTGATTGGATCTTTAGATAGACTTCATTCTTTTTAGAGATAACTAAGTGACTCATCAACTATAACCAGCAGTAAATTTTTGAAATTCGATGGCATTCTTGATCTGATATGTTCTATTAAGAATTACTTTAAGAATGTCTTCAATATAATTTATCATAGTTTCATAAAGCTCAGTTTTCAGTTTCATGCCAGTAAGTTTTTTATCTGCATCTAGATAACGAACCATACTTTCTTTATCACGAACTTTAAACGGAAAAGGCTCTGCAGTATAAACTTCAGGATCTGCTTTGCCACTGTAATATTCATGTCGATCTTTTTTAACGACACTCATGTCATAGTAATTTTTTTTACTTAATAATTTTAAATTGTTATAAATTTTAAAATATTTTGCGTGTAATTGTGGTATCTTTAAAGATTCTAAATGTAAATTATCAGGATCAATAATAGAGTCGGTTTCCCACATATCCTGAATTTCATCAAGGGTCATAAAATAGCTCCACCAATAGTTTTCATTTGAAAGATTGTGTATTTAAATGTAACGGTTGCACTAAAATAACTGTAGTCAGTGTTTGTAGCATCAAATTCTAATGTGGTTAAAGATATTGGAAATAGATCTTTAAACTTAACTTGAAACTTTGGTTGATAGTTACTGTTTAAAATTTGAAGTACACCATCAGAATACTGGTTGTACATATCTTTGTTGCTATCCGCAGGGTAGTACCTATCTTCTAATCTTAATTCATTAAACTGACTTACATTTTCTGGGTATCCTAAGGCAACCATCCAGTCATAAATGGCTAGATAATTCTCCATGTTCTCATCAACAATAAAAGTCAAACTTAAATCGTCATACTGTAGTTTGTCACCAGGAACAGGAATATCTTTTAAGTATGTAGGTTGAATGGCTACTCCTAATGTAATTCCAGGAATATTTGCTTTATTGCTAAAGAAATCTACCTTGGGATACTTTGATAAAATAAACTTAAACCCAATAGGAGATAAGAAATTTCTATTGGCAATTTGATTTGGAAATGCCATTATTAATCGTGACTTTTAAATATTTAGATAAAAAAAGACCCCCTTGCGGGGGTCTGGGTGAATCGGAGAGTGACTCACATAAGGTTGGTAACTTGTACTCTTCTGTAGTAACGGTTAGCGTTAACACGGAGAGCACCGCTGCCCTGGCTGGTTCCTTCAGCGAATGGGTTAGCGACCATGCCGTAGCGGGTCTTAAAGCCAATCTTAGGCTGGAAGGTGTCCTGACCAACGGCACGAACCATTTGGAGAGGAACATATGGGCAGTAGAAGAGACCAGCATCATAAGGGTTCTGACCCTTATAGCCGATAACATAGTACTGCTGGGCAGATAGGTTAGCCGAATATGGATCGATGTATACCTTATACTTACCGTTGATAACACCAGCAAAGGTGCTACCAGTGTCATCAACATTTAGACCTACGTTGAGGGCTGGGGTGTAATCAAGTACACCAGCCATGGTTAGAGCGGAAGCAACGTCTGCAGAGCAGATGATGGTGTTGCCCTTTCCTCTACGAGTTCTTTGAGCGATAGCGTTAGCATCACGCTCTAACTGGAAGAGGAGACCCTTGAACTTCTCAACAGACCAACGACCATTGGAGTCAACGTCGAGGTCGAAGAAACCTGCGGTAGCAGTGTTGGTTTGAGCGCCAGCTTCTGCAATCTTGTAGATTGTTCTAACAACTTCTCTGTTGATTTCAGCAAGGATTTCAGTCGAGAGGATGTTAGCAAGCTCAGCTTCAGCATCAAGACCATGGATAGCCTTTTT